ATGTTCACGCTGGTTCTTTTTGTGTGCTATCTGGATGGCGGTTGTGAAGATATCGTGGTTGATGTCTACAAAACTGAGCAGCAGTGCCTGATATCGATGGACGATCAACGTATTCGTAACGGCGGATGTTTACCTGCGGACGACTACATCGACAGTTTCTGGCATCCGGCCCAGGAATACAGCGATTTTTGATTATTGCAGTTGTACCAGCGTTAACTCGCCGCCAAATACAGCACCGGTATCAATATAGTGTAAATTCTCGCGATCCAGCCGATGGCGCAGCGGCGTGTGGCCAAACCAGAAGTGATCCGCGCCCTGAATCCCACAACCATTGCGCATCAGCCTCGAGCGGTCCCACAGCACGCGCTGTAAATCGATCTCTTTTAGCCACTGATAATCATCATCCGGGTAATCGGCATGAGCAATAACGTGTATACCGTTCTGACAATGCAGCTCCAGAATCCAGGGTAACTGCCAACACGCTTCAAGAGCAAATTTCGCTGCCGGTTGCTCCGCCTGCTCGAACCACGAGCCTCCATTCATAAACCACATGAATTTATCCCCCGTCGCCAGCGCGTCCAGCGCCATCTGTTCATGGTTCCCCCTGACCGCGACAATCCAGCGTTTACGCAGTAGTTTCAGACAACGCAAACTGTCTGGTCCACGGTCGATAACATCCCCCACTGAAACCAGCAAATCCTGCCAGGGATCAAAACGGTACTGGCGAAGCTTAGCCATCAGCATCGAGAAGCATCCGTGGATATCCCCAACCACCCAAACGTGGCGCCACTGCGTACCGTCGATTCGTTGATAGATATTGCCAGGTCGTCCCATGTCGCCTCCAGAATACAAGGGTACCTGGTTATAATTTTAGCAATGATGGCAAAAAAGCCTGGACGATCGTGGGCAGGAGTATGGTATGGTTTATGGAGAATGCAGCATGCGATACGCCGTGTTTTGCCCTGGATGGCATCGCATTCGCCACATAAAAAGAGACCGAATACGATTCCTGTTTACAATGTAAAACGTAATCCTCCATTAAACTCAAACAGTTACAACCAAAACCCACTAAAAAACACCTCCCAATACTTACTATTGCACCTGTTCAAGATCAATTAGTTACCATTGAATTCGTGATGTCGTCGGGAAATTTTCGGGATCGAAACAGCGGCATAGAAAATTATACGGCACACCGTGTGCGCGTACCGTTGGGATCGTGAAAAGTAGAGACCTGGACTAATCAGGCCAATATGATTACATCACGGGGCAGTCATCGAACTCCGCGTTTCTGGCATCATTAATGATGTATGTGATCACCCCAAATATAGCGGGTGCAGAACAGTAACCGTAATCATCTACTGGCAGTGCTTCCCTTCTCCCGTTCTCCAGATTTATCAGGTAGGGTTGAGGGTAAATTTGATATCGCTTGATACTGAACTGCCCGTCTATTGCACATATCAGCAGCGAGCCATCACAGGCTGAAATCGACGCATCCACAACAAGCAGCGCCCCCTGGGGTATTCCCTCCCTGAAATGTGAACGCGATGCCCGCATGAAATAAGTTGCTGATGGCTGGCTGATAAGCTGCTGATCGAGGGCTCTACTTGTTTCAGCATAATAACTAACCAGTGAAGGGAATCCCATGACTATAGACCCCCGTTTGGGTAAAACGCATGAAAGCAATATTGTCCCCTTCGACAGTTGATATGTCTTTAAGAGCGCTAATGCTTGGCTCCATAACAACTACAGTCTTGAAAACTATCAGAATATCTCTACAACGCAGATAATAGTACATTATAGAAATATTAGTATGTCTATCTTTTTTCGATGCACATCGGTGTGTTAAAATCAGGCCAATAAAAATCACAGGGGAAACTGATGTTAAAATATAGGCCTGATATTGATGGCTTACGCGCCATTGCTGTAGTTTTAGTGATTACTTATCACGCATTTCCAAACCTTGTTCCTGGTGGTTTTATTGGTGTAGACATATTCTTTGTTATATCAGGATATTTAATAACTTCAATTTTGAATTTCAATATATCAAATAATAAACACTCAATAAAAGATTTTTACCGGCGCAGGATCGATCGCTTATTCCCAGCATTATTGCTTGTAATGTTTTCAGTGTTCATCTTTGGTTGGTTCACGCTCTTTCCAGATGAGTTTATGCAACTGGGGAAACAATTAGCGGGTAGTGCGGGCTTTGTGTCTAACATTGTCTTTTATAGTGAAACTGGATATTTCAACGCTACATCTCCGACAAAACCTCTTTTGCATCTTTGGTCTCTTGGTATAGAAGAACAATTTTATCTTATATTCCCTCTAGTGCTTTATCTGGCATACAAACGAAAAGTAAATATACTTTTCATTGTAGTGCTACTAGCAGCGCTATCTTTTCTATTAAACATACTGAGTATTAATGAAAATATAGAGAGAACTTTTTATCTTCCTCAATATCGTCATTGGGAACTTCTTTTTGGTGCAATACTTTCGCTTACGGTACATGGAGAAAAAGCAAAACGACCTCATACGTTAGTTGCAACACCTGTTGCCGCAGTTTCTCTTTTAGTCATTCTTATTACTGCTCTCACACTACATTCTACAGTTGCGTTTCCTGGATGGTATGCACTTCTCCCCGTTTTTGCCTCTGTATTACTGATATGGTCTGCGCAAGATGCGGGGCCAATTAAATCGGTTATTACATCCAAACCATTTGTATTTATTGGTTTAATTAGCTATCCACTTTATCTTTGGCACTGGCCTTTATTTTCTCTTGCATACATTATAAATGGAAGTACACCTCCTGATTGGCTAATGCTGTTATTAACAGTCTTGTCATTTCTGCTGGCCACACTTACATACTACTTAATTGAAAGACCACTAAAAAAAGTAAGATCATGGAAGAAAAAAACCATCCCAATGCTAATACTAATGCTAATAATCGGAGTTACAGGGTATAAGACATATACTATGAACGGAATTGACAATCGTTCTAATATTAAAATAAGCAAAGAGGTAAGCAGACTATTAATCGGCCCCATGTGGCCTTATGCTAAAAACGAAGCATGTCTGGAAAGATTTAAAACTTCATTGTCGAGTTCATTACCTTGGTGGTTTTGCTCTCTGAAGCGTAATGCCGATCCTGACGTGCTTATTTTAGGTAACAGCTATGCTAATCATTTGTATCCTGGGATTGCAAATAATACCCACTTAAAAGATCTTAATGTGCTCTCTATAGGTATAGCAAATGTAGTTGATGGCATTTCAGGAAGTAGAACTGCTCTTCAGACAGAACAAGCTGAATTCATCAACAATATTATATTACATACAAAATCCATCAAATATATACTAATCAGCGGAATAACAATTGACGCTGATGATGGTTATATTAATGACTTAATTGAAAGAATGTCAATCATTACTTCAAACGGTGCGAAAGTAGTAATATTCTATCCCCATGTACAGCTATCAGATGATATTAAAGAATGTTTCAGCAGACCACTTAAAAGGCCAAATAAAGATTGTACATCAGACCTTTCAGAGCTGAAACATATTCAAGAAAAATTTTCACATCTAAAAAACAAAGTGAGCAAAGCATATCCAGAAACATTATTCTTTAACCCAAACTCTGCATTTTGTGATGGAAATAAATGCTCTTCAGTAAAAGAAGGTTTGCCAATGTATCGTGACGAATTTAAGCATCTATCAGAATTTGGAAGTATGTCTGTTGGAAATGAATTTGCTAAGTGGGCTAAAGAAAACCTTCCTGAATTAACAAAATAGTTTGGTGGCGGGCTCATGCCCGCCTTAACATCCATTGATACATATTTATATAACTCTGTAACCACGGGAAAAGACGAAATATAGTAATACTGTTGATGATTATTAAAAATGGTAGGTTGCATAAAACCAACAAAGCTGCTCGAAAGCAGCCATTTTAATTATATCAAATGACAACTACCTTTATCTTATCTTAGCATCTACGCCGATGGCAGTAATGGCCACTTAATGTCAGGTGCAGTTCCAGTATCGACGTTATGCAATTGCAGTCTGTATTTTTCCATGCAGTCAATTGTGTTTTTATATCTTCAGTCACCTTGTTCAGATCAACCGAATTCTGACACTACGCAATTTCTAGTGTTGCGTTAGCGTATAAACCAGCCTTTTCCGCGACTGCAATATTGATCAGTCGCTCCCTTGTTCTGGGAGGGTTAGCCGCTAACTTTAATGCTTCTTCTTCGCTTATTGCTGTCAGCCCTGGCTTGATATAGGTTGCATCAACACGATACGTTGCACCATTTGGTACAATGAATAACGCAGTTGCTACGGATGTTTGTGCTGCAATAGACCCGCCGCCACCAAACTCTATTACGTTAACATATGCTACTAAGTTGGCTGATGTAGAACCCGTGATACGGACATAAACAGCAATCGGAAATCCGGTCGAATTTTTGTAGTCCACACCAACACCCCGTGATGTTTTTAAATCCTGTAACGTTTGCCCTCTTCCAGGCGCTGGACCTGTTGCTGCATCATATGTAGTTTTTACAGCTCCAGACGTGGCATCCATTGTGTCATCTGCATTGGTTACTCCGCCGCTTAGTCTTACTATACTCTTTTGAGATGTAATTCCATCAACAGGCGTCCATTTCCCATAAGCAAGGTCATATGCTGACTTTACTGCTGGTGGGGTGGTTGCCTGTGTTGTACTGGTGCTGTCTGTGGCAAAACTTAATTGAACTATTCCTTTCCGTGAAGTTGTCGCATCTACAGCAGAGTACTTGCTAACGGCAACGTCATAAGCAATTTTTACCACTACGGAAGTTGCTACAAGCGTGTTGTCGTCATCAATGCGTGATTGCGATGGGATTTGGTAGAGCTCCCAACAACCAAAGAAAGTAAAAAGCCCACCTGAGTGGGCTTGGTTCTATGAGGGCATAAATATTTTTGTTCGTTACTTAACCCGCCATCCACATTTTCATCTGCATTTACGCAGAATTAATAATTCTACAAATCATTTTCTATTGTTTGTTTTTCATGCTAAAGAAATAATATAATTTTACTGTGCTAAAGTACGCAACAATGAAACAGAATGCAGTAAAAAGAAGCGACTCAAGAGGGTTGTGAGGCTCAGCTTTTATTCCAAACATCCCAAACGCAGCAATTATAGAATATTTCAGAATTTGCTCAGTTCCGCATAAAACTAAGGTATTTTTTCCAAGAATAAGTATTGGCCTCAAATTAAATGATTTTGCCTTACTCTCAATGTATTTTGCCAAATAAATATTTGGTATGAACAACGCGAATGCAGCAAAAAAGAAACAAAAATATTGCAACTCCAGACTTGGCAAGGACTTGTAAAAAGTAAACGTCCCTTTTTGATAACAGGCGGCTGCATATAGAACAAGAACTGATATAGCAATAATGTTTATAGCGTTCTTTGAATTATATTTAAAAGAAAACAAGAAAATAAGCAGCACTATCTATGTTCCAGAACAGTTTAGGTATACCTTGTCCAAACCAAATAGGAGAAAGAGTGTAAACAATCAGAGAAAAAATAAAAATAACAATCCTGCTTGAAACCATTCTGTGCAAAATATAATAATAAGTGAACACAATAAATAGACATGGGAAAAACCACAATGTAGCTAAAGGTGTATTGTTCCTTACTCCATAAACACTCATTTCAAACATCTGCAGAATATTGGTAAAGTCTCTTCCATCTTTTATTGTTAAAAAAATAATTCCTATGATTGAAAAAACAGCATACGGTAACATTATCCTTTTAAAGGAATTACTCAAACACTTAATTACTTCTATATTTGTCCTTGGGAATTTAACAAGAATACCGGATATAAAGAAGAACAAAGGAACGTGAAATGTAAAAACAAATGGGTACATTTTACCTGCGGCGCCACCAAAATGCCCAAGGTAAATATAAAACATTGTTATGAATCTTAAATAATCAATCCAATCAAGTCTTTCTTTATAAGCTTCCATAGCATACCAAATTTAAAAATTGCACGTAATGCAATTATAACACAATAATAACATTGCGTGTACTGTATAAATAAATAGGTTATATAGTGATGTTTGCTATAGCATCAGTAATCCATCCGTTAATTTTTTTGTTACCCCAATCATTGCAATGGTTGTATAAGAAATTTGTAAGGCATTATTTGACCCTGTACTTGCAAAGTAAAATCTATCCCCAGCAGCCATATCTGATGATTGTCGCTTTAACTTAATATTGTCAATTGTGGATAACGACATGTTGCATATAGTTTTCCCCACATATCCACCAGTTAATCCGCTCAGAGTAAAATTTCCACTGCCAAGAGAAACTATATCAACATCATCTACATTAATGCTATTACCAGTAAATCAGCTATCCAGTACGAATGTTGAGCTATTATTAACTTCAAATTGGAGTATCCTTTCCCCTGAGATATTGTAATTAATACATAGTGACTCATTATTTTTATTTATATATAACTCGTAATTATTTAAAGCTCCTGATGATAGGACACTATCGCTATGGGCGTTATAAACTCCTTTCAATTTATCGCCATTTAATGAATATATTCCCCCACTAATGTAGTTCTGGATAATATAAATAAACCATATACCAAAAAACTCGTCTGATCCAGAGGATCATATTATTCCATTACCGTCATCATCTCCTGTTGATGAAATATAGCCCACTGAATCAGTGTTAATTCCAGTAATTGGTGATTTATCCCATTTTTTTAGATCCCTACTAAGCCACACCCTATAGTCTGTTCTACCTACGCTGCTATCTGAGCGGCCGTTTGCACAAGTAAGCGCCCATAACTGGTTATTATCATATCCATTTGATAATTGAACTAAATCACCCTTTACGTCTGATGTGACAACGCTTGATAAAAATTCCCACTGATCAAATGCGCTGTAACTTATATATATTTTTTGCACTCCCTCTCCATCAGATGTTGCGTATGCTCTTGAATGTGCGACTACATTACCATTATCCAAAAGGTGGACCCCGACCTCTCCTCCTGTTTCACCGATATTTGAAGCACCTGCTGGCGAAGCAAGCGTTGCTCGCAATGTTGAATCATCAACGCTTAACCACGCTCCTGTTCCCACACCTCCAGATGAAGATGGCGTTAATCCTGAAGGAACTACTTTTGGAAAAATTCCGTCCCATCGGTAATACTCGCCATCGGTAGTATCTTTCAGGATCTGGTTTGGTGTTGAGAGGGTTGCTCCTGTTTGGAAAGTGCCCACAGAAATCCAACCAAACTGAGCAATAGCCTGCTGAGCAAACCATCTTAATCCTTCAATGGTGTAATGCTTATTGCCGAATCTGTCTTCATATTCACGCTGTAATGATGTGACAAACTCGTCAATCTTCCCTGCATTAAATTTCAGGTCGCGCGGGGATTCACTTGGTACTGGCAGGTTAGTAGGTTGCGTAGCCATATTATTTCCATAAAAAGCCCGGCGCTATGGCCGGGTTAGTTACTGGCTTCATGCCAACGATGGCCCAGAGGAATTTGACGACGCCACGAAAGACAAGGCGTGTACCTGCCATTCATTTGTGACAGATGGACATATTCAATTCCTGAATGACTGCACACATAGCATGGCAGGTATGACGGTGCCGCTACCAGAGCTTTGAGGAGTGAGCGATGTCTAGCGTTGAGAACTGGTCTTACACTGCCACAACCACCATCTGGCGCAAACTGGAAGGCAATGACGAATACGGCGATTCTTTGGGCTATGCCGAACCTGAGCAAATCCTCTGTGATTATGAGGGCGGGCTCAGCAAGAAGTTAGCCAGCCTCAGCGCTGAAATCGTCGTGAAGAACACCATCTAGACGGAGTTTGCGCTGACCGCTGCGGGTGATTTCTTGCTGATTGGTGCGTCGACAGAACCCGACCCGGTTGTGGCGGGTGCTGATGAGGTGCGGCAGGTTATCCGCTACGCCGACACGTTCGAGCGCCAGGCGGATGATTACGCCATCCTGCCGGAATCTGACCTGCCTGTGCAATAATAGGGAAAATCATTAAATGGATTGAAAGGTCATGGGATTTCAATATTGGTTCACGGTGGGCGCAGTCTTTTTGGTTGGCCCAATCATTTGTCTACTGTCGTCGCGGTGTTTATACCAAAACCTTTAAAGGAACGAGCCGAAAGGAGTACATCCACAAGGATGACAAACCTATTGAATTCTGGTTCAGCATCATTTTTCACATGGTAATGGGCATGGCGATGATTGTTTTAGGTTTCTGGCTCCAGGAGGACATCCCTGTGGTTAACCATTGGTACACTGAAATCCGCGCAATGCTCCCTTTTTGATTCACCGTTAAATGACATCAAACCTCGCTCAGGCGGGGGTTTTTATTGCCTGGAGACAACCATGGGCATCAAAGTGAAAGGCATCAGCCAGGCGAAGATGCACTTGAACGATGTCATCAACGACGTTAAGAGGCGAAAGGTAATAGGCGCGCTGCAGTCGGCGATGATTCTTATCGGAGCCCGAGCGGCCTATTACACTCCGATCGACACTTCCACGCTGATTAACAGCCAGTTTCGGGAAATTGACGCTGGCGGTGTGCTAATCACTGGTCACATTGGTTACTCAGCCAACTATGCCGCGTACGTGCACGAAGCGTCAGGCAAGCTGAAAGGGCAGCCACGCGAGCACTTCGGGATCATCAGTAATCGTTTGTCAGTCGGCCCGCAGAAACCAAAAGAGTTCGGAGTCGGTGCTGGGATGGGCAACTACCGGGACCCTCATGGTGAGCCGCAATTCTTGATCACAGGCGCGAATGACGAGCGCTATAACGTTGACGCAGTACGCAGGATAGCGATGTGGTCGAACTGCATGTTGTGAGCGACCCAAGAGTATTTCTTGCCTTTCGACTCGCCAGCCTTTTGCTCTTTGTTAAGCAGCAGCCTTGTAGAGAGATGAATCGGCTCGGAACTTGTCCCTGCGATCATTTCATCGAGCCTGGCGATTAGGCGCTTACCATCGGATGGCCGAGCGGCATTAACTTGCGCTCCATAGTCTGGTAGCAATTGTTAATCTCCTCAGCCGGATACAGACTGCCATTCATCACGATGTCATCGACGATCGGATCCGCACCACGAATATACACTGCTGGCGGATATAGTCCTGCAGGTAGCCGACCTGCTTCGTCACTGTGACGATTAGCTCTCTAGCGCAACGCTGCAGATCATCAAACTGCTTTTTCGCATCAGCCAGTTCCCCGGTGTATTTAGTATCCAGCTCAGCGACATCGCGCTGGCTGGTCTGCATATCTTTGATAGTGGCGTTCGCTAGGCCGAACTTCTCAGTGGCCTTATCACGCTGGTTTTTGTAGGTGATGGCGTTGTCGCGGTAGTAATTAACAGCCCAGCCAAGCGACACTATGATGCAGAAGACAACGGCAATGATGATTGCGGTTAGCCTGCTCATGATTTTGGCTCGTTTACCGCACCGCCAGCCTCTTTGAAATTGGCGTGTCACGGGGCAAAGAAGAGAGGACGTATCGTTGTTCAGATTCAGCGATATCAGGGATGGAAGGTTGTTTGTCACGCAGGAAAAGACAGGTCACAAATTGGCGTTGCCACTTGATTTGCGACTGGACTCTGCTGATTTGCTATTGCAGGATGTTATCGATCGTTGCAGGAAAAACAATCCGTCAGACTTCATGCTGTATTCAGCGGTGAGACGTGGCGGAAGGAAGCCCGGTCCGTTAACTCCAGACGGAATTACCCAGGCATTTTCTGATATCAGAGATTCTACAGAGTTAAAGTTTGGTCCCAACCCACCTCCTTTCCATGAGATCAGGAGCTTGGCGAGCAGACTGTATGAAAGGGAGCGCGGAGAGGATTTCGCACAGAGACTGCTGGGGCATAAAAATTTAACAATGACCAAAAAATACCTGGACGCACGCGGTGCAGAATATGTTATGGTTTAGACAGGATATGGAAATTTCGAGTAATTTTCGTGGGATTTCGTGATAGCACCGAAAAAACCCAACGAAAACAAGCACATAAAAAGAGACCGAATACGATTCCTGTATTCGGTCCAGGGAAATGGCTCTTGGGAGAGAGCCGTGCGCTAAAAGTTGGCATTAATGCAGGCTAAGTTACCCTGCCATTTAAGAATAGATGACAGCGCCAGGTTTTCCAGTCCGCGACTAAAGTGGCCGGAAAAAAAGGACGTCTGTTACGCATCCAAACGCAAAAACCGCAAGTTCTCCTGCGAGATCCTTGCGGTTTTTTATTGGAAATCAGAGCGCTACATCTGACAATTAGCAGAGCTTTTCTGCACGCTCTACAAACGGTGCCAGGCTCATTTTTTCGCCCGGTTTCGCCGGATCATCAATCTGGATAATCTCGATCGGCTTTGCCGTGGTTTTTCCGCTCTCCACCTGCTGTCTGGCGACATCATTCAACGGGTATTGCACCAGCGTACTGGGATTGATGACATACAGCGCGTTACCTGGACGGCAGGTCAGCATCACCTCTTCCCGATTAAACGCCCACTTATCTTTGCCAACCTCAAAACGGCTGACGGTAATGACCTGCGGCGCAGCCAGCGCGGCTCCGGAGCTTGCCAGGAGTAATAAAGAGATAATGATTTTTTTCATGCGTTTCGCCAGTCCATCAATCAGAAAGGTTCAAGGGTTGCAAACAGGCTGACAATCGCCAGCACAACGGCTCCTATACCCCATTCCAGCTTGGTCATCCAAATAAAATAGAGAGTCATGCCGCGGTTATCCTGCCGCATGCGTGGTACCAGAACATACCGATTCACCAGCGCAATCGCCACCAT